TAGTCCGGCATCATTTCCAGTGAGCGTGAATACGCCCGCGCTTGCAATTAGTTGCCCCGCCTGCGAGAATTGCGCATCCTGGCCTGTTAGCGTAAAGACTCCACTATCAGCCGTCAATAAAGAGGCTCTGTTTAATCCAGCGTCTTGCCCTGTTAGCGTAAAGACTCCACTATCAGCCGTCAATAAAGAGGCTCTGTTTAATCCAGCGTCTTGCCCTGTTAGCGTGAACGTACCACCGTCGGCTGCTATGGTTACGCCTCTGCTTAATCCAGCGTCTTGCCCCGTCAGCGTGAACGTCACTGGGTCGGCTGTTAACCGTACACCTCTATTTAGTCCGGCATCCTGCCCCGTCAGCGTGAATATTGCAGCGGCGGCACTGAGTACATAAGCGCCGCCGCTTGCTTGGTTACGTAAGAGCGTTAATAGCATCTGTTACCGTCTGAATTTCTGCCTGAATCCTTACGATTTCATCAACATCGCCCCGGCTTGTCGCCGCTTCGATTATACCCTCAAGGAATTTTATTCGAGTGCGGTATAAGTCCAGCAATTCAGAATTGTCAAAGCCTTCGGGCGCTGTGATTTCAATATTTTGTGATTCCATTAAATTACCATTTGTCGGTACATGAGTGTAGAGGTGTTCATCAACATATAGACATAATGAATCTCGGTTGCTCCGTCATAATACGTCACGTCGAACGCCGTATCACCTGCAAGTGCGGCACCTTGCGTTAGTGCCATTGTAGTCCATCCCGTCATGTTTTGCTGCGCAATGTCAAACTCAAACCACCTGTTTGTCGCTTCCTTTTGAATGTAGATTTTATCAATCAAATAGGTGTACTTTGTCCCGGTTGCAAATGTTTCCTGCGCAGGTGCATAAGGCACTATAGACACCCACGTATTAGCGGCAATATCATAGTAATCAAGGTGTGTCGTGGTATTACCCCTGAATGAATAAATGCGCTGCCCATTAATGATGGAATTTTCATTTGTCCATCTAGTATCGGTTACACTGTGAATCCAATGTGCGGACATGCCCAAGCCTGGAGCTGCACCCCTTGCTGCAGTTGGAGACAGGGTACTCCAAGTATTTCCCGAAATTGAGTAGCGGTACATTGTTACCGCGTTGTTGCCCATATAGTACAGAAAATCGTCATTCCCTTCAATAGAATAAACAGAGGTAGCGTCGGGTTGTGTAGTCCATGCGGCACTTGTTGTTATTACCGTCCCCGTGTTAGACGCAATGGTACGAATCTGACCCGCGCCCGTACCTGATACAATGCGGATTTGGGAATTTGTCCACTGATTAGTTGTCCAGTTTTTTGCTGTATTGGTAAGGGTAGATGCCCCCCCCGCTGTTGCCGTCCCTGTGGCAAATGCTTTGTAATTGGTATTAAACCAACTTGGCGTGTTAACTAATTTGCCATCTGTGCCAAAAGATGCAGGCAGTCCAGTGATTGCTAACGTCGTCCATGTGTTCGTTGCTAAATCGTATTTTTTGAACGACCCGGAAGCATGGCCACCTGCGCTAACTACATACCAAACCGGAGTGCAAAGTCTGTAAACCGTTGATGAAGTAAAGGCAGAGGCTTGTTCATCTACCGTGATTGTGGCATTTGCGCCTATTGTATTTGAAACAATTGTAAGCGTTACCCCTGCATTTGGGCCTGAAAGTATGTGTACCGAATACCCTGCCAAGGATCTGGCAAGCGTTTGGTTTGTGATGATTGTTGACGTAGTGCCTCCGGTAGCAGTAAGCGATGAAGCTGCAACGGTTGTGCCCGTTGACCACGACCCCGCAACACCCGCCGCGCCGCCCTGAAATACTCCCGCAAGCGAAACAGTAGGCAATGCCACCCAGCCATCTTCACTCGGGTTGTATAACCAAGCAGCTGTGGCACTGTTGATATACAATTGTTGTTGCCTAAAGTGTCTGGATGATGCTATTAAAGCCCCGGCAGCAGTTGACGAAGGAGCCGGGCTAACCTGCTCCCATCTTTTCAGGTCTAATATTTTTCTATTTCCGTTTGTAGTGGCCATTGTTAGGTTACGTTTATGTTTCGGCGCAAATTATCAGCGGCACCGCGTTCCAATGAAAACGGCACAATGGCCGCGTTTGCGCTTCCGACTTGTGTTAGGTTTGTTATGTTCCAGGTGCCGTTCTGGGTTGCACTTACCGCACCGCTTACCTGCTGGGTTAATGCAGATTGATCAACCAACAGACGGCCCGTTAAGGGGTTAACCTGTGCAAGGCCGACCGATTTGGTAAGTGAAACGATAGCCATCCGCATAGCCTCAATTGCCTCGGTTAATTCTCCAATGACTTCGACTGGCAACGGTGTTGTGGCATTTACATCATTTGCAACACCATCAACACCCCATACGGGCTTGACTCGTTGATATTGTACGCCGCCGATTTCGTCAGTCGCGATTGTTTCACCAGAACCGGGTGTATATCCTACATTATCCGCCATGTTATTTTATTGTTTAGGAATGAAACCGCCATTTCAATGAATTACTGCAAGGTTAAAAGGCCGTTAGCCGCATCGAAGTCGATGGTCAAACTCTCACCGCTTGCAAGGGTCAAAGCAGAACCATAGTTGTAATACCCTATAAGGGGATCGGCTGGAGATGTTGGCGTATCGTTATAAATAACGATGTACTGAAAAGGCCCAACTGAGCCGCCGGAAGCCGTCAGAGTCAAGTCAGTTAACACCAACTTATAAAGCCCCGAAGTTTGGGAACTTGTTGATGTGGTTATATTCCGGCTTGATAGGTTTGTGTAGCTGATTTGGGTAATATCAGCAAGTACAGAGTTTGATGAAGTCGGGGCGCTATTGGTCAGCGCCACTACTAACTGATGTGACCCAAGGTTGTGTACTCCCTCCGCTACATGCTCCACAAAAGCATTGAATTTGTTAAACGTAGCCATGTGTGTTTGTTTTTATGTTTTAAACTGGTTGGAATGTGAATGAAATAACAAGCCCTAAAGCAGAATTCCCCGCCGCCGTCACATCGAAATGAATGTGATCGCCCGCTTGTACCGCCCTGTTTGACTGGTTAATAATTCCGGCCGTTGCCGCTGTTACACTGTCATACTCATTTTGGTCTATTGTTATTTCGGTGGTCAACATATTGACTGAAGCGCCCGCCCGAACTCTCCGCATTTGAACCGAAACGGCCCCTGAATTTGAAGGCGTAGCAAGCCCGGCCCCCGCGTCTGTTAGCACCATACCACCAAGCTCTGAAGGGATGCGAACAACCGCCTTGCTCGTTCCTGTGGTCAGGGCTGAAGATCCGGACGTTGACGGGCTGACCATTACGCAGCCACTGCGAACCGTTGGAACTGCACCGCTAAGGTTTAGCTCTATTGGCGTTGCCTCTACTATTTCGAGTGTTACGTCTGCCATCAGTTTGCCGTTGCGTCAAGGTAAACGGTTATGGTTCCGAATGTGTACGTCTTAATTATCCCTGATGGATATGTAATTTGCAGATCGTACGAATACTCCCCAAGCAAAGCGGACGTTTGTGCCGCTGTCATGGATAGCGTAATAACTCCCACACTTGATATGGTTATGCCCGCCGCCGGGGTGCTTGTTAGCGTCAGTACTATTTCTCTGGATATGGCGTGCCGGATCTCCATTTTAGCAGTGTATCCGGTAAAGTCAATAGGCGTGCCGCTCAGCTTCGCCGTGATTGTTCCCGGTAGCCATGTGTCCCCCTGGTAGACCTCATAATCAATTTGTTGGGGAAGATTTTTTACCAACGTCGCCATACTGCAAATATTTATTAAAAAAAGCCGAAAAAACCACGAAAAAAGTTATCTAAACCACCGTAAACGTTATGCTACCATTCCCGGTCAATGCTTGCAGTTTGGTTATTACCGCCTCCTGCAAGGCAGAGAACCAGGGTGCCGTTTCACCCGTTCCGCTTCCCGTTTCCGCGTCCACCTCTGCCTTTGTAACCGTAAAGTACCCGTAGGCTAATATAGTCGTTGTCACGCTGTCCACCACATTAAGCCGGACGGCAAACGATTCTTGAAGCTCTATGTACGTAGGCTCACAAATGATAGATGAGCCGTTAAATTGCTGTTCGCTGTCATCCTCGACAACGAAACGGCCGCCTGTTGTTTCAATCATCTTCCAAAGAATGAGAAGTTAAAAGAGTATTGATCGCCAGCCGTTAACGTGCCACGAACCGCAAGCGTTAAACTTCCGCTGTCAAAGTTTGATATGTAAATTTTATTGTAATCCCTTGCGGCATTACTATTGTTCTGGCTGAAAACCGGATAGTATGTAATTGGGAACGCTTGGTTTAGTGTGATCTTAAAAAGATCGCTGTCGGCCGTTGGTTCTGTGCCTACTGTGAAATCAACAAAAAAACCATTATTACCACCAAAGAGGAAGTTAATAGATCCGCCCGTGCCCATTGCCGCAAGCTGCGGCCCGGCCGTTGGATGTGCCTGTGTCATTAATTGCTGAACACTTCTACCGCGTCCGCCTACGTCAAGCGGATATGAAGGAGCGTCCAAGTTAATACCAACCAGGGCCGCCGCCGCGTTAGTGATAATAAGGCCGCTATTGGCATTGCCGCCCGGTCTGCTTGCGTTTGGCGTAATCTTGAATTTATCGGAGTCGCTGTTATCAATGCCAATCGAATGAGTAACCCCGCCCGCACCTCTAATCTGGAACTGTATAACAGAATCCCCCCCAGCTGTGCCGCCGCTCCCAACATTTAGGATAGTATTTGCATTAGCGTTTGCGTTGTTGGTGTTTATTATCTCAAACAGGTGGTTTGCTGTTGTATCTGCAACCGCACGTATAGTAGTTGTTGATCCGGTAATTGTTCCCCCGCTTATATTTAATACCGCTATCCCCAAATTAGAGGTATTTGATACTGACGTTATGGTCATCCGATCAAACCCAGCATCAAACGTAAACGCAGCATCAGAGGTCAGCGAGTTTGCACCCGTCCAGATCGCCAAACGCCCATTTGTTCCAGTCATGCCCAATATGGTGTACATATTGGCAACCGTCAATTCCTCTACATCACCCACCCCCCCTGTGATCCTGCCCAATATCCGGTTATTTGTGCTGACGTTTTGTAGTTTGGCGTATGTAACCGCGTCGTTAGCTATTTTGCCCGTAGTAACGTTTAAATCCGTTATTTTGACCGTAGTCACGGCATTATCAGCCAGCTTCGCCGTGGTAACTGCTAAGTCGTTTATTTTGGCTGTTGTTACGGCGCTGTCGGCTATTTTGGCTGTTGTTACGGCATTGTCGGCGATGTTGTCAGTTGTCACAGCGCCCCATATCAAAGTACCCGTATCACTACGCTTTAATACTTGGTGGTTTGCGCTGCTTACAATGTCCGCTACATCGCCCCCCGTTGCCGCGCTTCTGCCAATCACAGAAGCCGCCGCGCCCTGCCTTAGTTGGCTGTCGCCGATTGAGTTAGCAATTATATCTCCACTAACCTCCGTTTCGTTATTGCCTGCGTCGTCTGTCAGGGTAAACGAAATTCGTGCCGTATTAACAAAGTTTGCCGCAGCTCTTTGCGTAGCATCCACCCCGCCGTCGCGTAAAGTCTGGTAATTGCCGCCGCCGCCCGTGCTTGCTTCTGCCTGCCATCCGTTTGTCGTGTCCCACGTAAGAACATGGCCGTCAGTCGCGCCGCTGTAAACCTCCCATTCCTCAGCTGCGTTATCCCACCGCAAAATCTGACCTTCGGCCGTTCCCTGTGGTAGCCGGAATGAATAAGCGTTTTGCTTTACTACCAAGTAGCTATCTTCAGGGAAATCATAAAGCGCCGCCGTGCTTGATACACTTAAAGACGTAGCACCCGCCGTTGGAGCCGTGGCAATGGTAAAGGTTTGGAATTGTCCGGTATATGGATTAACCAGCGTGACACCATCCCCAGCCAAAAACTCGCTACCTGTAGAAGCTGTTTTGATTGCAATGCTTGTAACGGTTGCGCCCTCTACTATTTCGCCATCCAGGGCATTATAAGCAACCGGAGCCAGTACAGTAGGGGCCGGGTTGATGTTAAACCCGCTTGATGTATTTATTAAGCCTGTCGGGTTTGTTGGGTCTGGTATTGGCGGGTATGTAGGCCCGTTTGGTATTACCTTCTTTTTAATTGGAGTAGCTGATACGCCCGCGCTGCCATAGTCAAGCAAAAACCAGGCTCCCTGTATGGTATTTTTGCCTATGTCCCAGTTGGCGCTTGACATCATCCATTTATTCCCGTCAAGCGTTTGCATCAAGCGGAACATACGAAAATCGCCGTACATGGAGCCGTTTAGCCGCCTGCGCGGTGAAATCCTGGCATTAAGTATGTTTAGCGCCAATAGATCGCCTATTGCCTTGTTTCTCGTTCCTACACCCTGGCCCCAATCGGTTGCGTTCACCCATATAGAACCGTTCCATCTGAATATACGCCCGGCGCTATTTGACAGTAAAGCCGAACCAAGGCGAATTGTAGTTTCGTACACCTCACTAAAGTCATCCGGATTATCTGCGGTGTATTGTATCTGATCCTCTGAAACAACGGGCGTGCCTTCATCGTACACTTCCAGGAACAAGTTGGAGGCGCTCCAAAATATCTGAAACTGAGAATTAGAAACGCCGCCGCCGTCCCACTTCTGAAGGCCGGACGCTGTAACCACCAACTGATTGTCATCGCCGTCTGAAGGCAATGCCGGGGTGAGTATCTCAAAATTGATTGTACCATTCACTTGCGCGCCCACCGCAGGAACCACCCCAATATTGTGTGGTAAATAAATACGGTCTGCGCTGTTTGCTGTCCATTCAGGCGGGTCTATCTGAGCTGTAAAGTTAGAAATGGCGTAATCCCTTAAAAGGTAATTACTGCCCACTTTCAGCTTTATATTAGGTACAAAGAAAAGCACATCGTTTGCGCCGCCCGAATAGCTAAGGTTTTTAATCCCAAAGGAAATTTGACCTTTTAACCTCATTATGGCATCCCCACCGTTGGCAGATATAGCCTGATCAAAGTTAATCGTATCCGCTCCCGTTGTCAGGTTTGCCCCGTTTAGGAAATTGCGCCTAATCTTGACATCGTAATTAACCTCTGACTTTTTAAGAGCCGGAAGGAAGTCGTATGTCATAGTTGCCAGCTTTGCGCCCGTACTGGTTTGGTCTATGACATTTGCCCCTGATACGGTTGCTGAAGATATAAAGCTGCCGTCTTTCTGGTACGCCCTGGAATAATACGGCGAAGCTGTCCGGTAGGGTATTTGTTCCACCCACCATACGCCCTCTGTTTGGAATATCCGGCAATTAAACGTCTTTAGGATTTGCCATAAAACGTCGTAACTACTTATTACGTCTTTATCTACGCCTCCCTGTTGTTGGAAGTTGTAAAAAGCGGAATGATCGACACCGCCCTGATATAAAGAGTCATCATTTGCCCCGCTTGACATTGACACCGCCCACCAGTCTACCGACGTTTTCAGGAAGGCATCTGTACCGCCCCACATGGAAGCATGGTCTGTTTTAGCAAGTGCCGTAACAAGGTGTTTGGTCAGTCGCTCTATGCCCGTATAAAGGGCCGCGCCATCGTGGTAGGGCTTTTTCTTTAGCGTAGCCAAACCACACACAGCCGAAACCTTAAAAGTGTAGTAAGGGGCTGTATCTTCTTCACCTGCAAAGTCGGGTGTTAATAAGCCCCGCCAAACCACCAAAGAAGTTAGAACCTTTGTAATTTCCAAGAAAAAACGACTTTCGGAACCGCCTGCAAAATCTTCTATGAAAGTCGGTAGTATCGTATCCTCAAAGTCCACCACCATACCGACCTCTGCCCGGCTTCCAATGATCGGAGCATTGAAGTCGTTATTATCATTGCTGTCGTAGCTAATAGTGCAATACTTTACGGTAAAAGGGTCGGAACTGCCCACAAAATCAGCATCGTGAATATCCACCCGATATTCCGCCCCGTTTATGTCGTAAAATGTGCCTGTTAGCCTAACTGCCATTATCTAAACCGTTGATTTTTGTTTTGCGCTCGTTCTAATACCAATACCAGGTCTGTGCCTCTTACGGTGAATTCTCCACTAAGCATACCGCCGCCGCCCATACTATCAAGCATCCTGTTTGTTTTTGGATTGGAATACACCTGCGAGCCGCGTGGAAGGTTAACAAGCTCCGGGCCTTGCTCACCCACAAGCGACAAGCCGCCTGGGGCATATCCAGTACCACGGGCGAAACCCTTAATACCTATTGCACCAACCGCCCGCGTAAATAAAGCCGCTGCAAGACCGCCCGCCGCCGCGCCCGCTGCAAGGTTTAGGGGGAACGGTACGGAACTTAATGCCTTTGCCACCGCCGCAGCTACACCCTGTTGAATGTAAGCCCGGATAATCTTTGCCGCCGCGCCCGCTGCTGCCTGACCAAGTTTAGCAAAGGATGTTTCGCCCTGTGCCGCTGCCTGTGAAATGGCATTGCCCATGCTCACAAATACGCCGCCTAATAGGTTGCCTTGTTCTAAAAGCTGTTCGGTAACGCCGGTTAACCCGGTGGAAAAATCGAAAATCCCCTGGTTTAATTGGTCTTGAATATCTGCAGCATACGCCGCCGCCTCTGAATATAGTTTTAGTTGGGTAGTTGCCGCTTCGATCAATGCCGGAGCCGCTGGTAGTGGGTTTTCGGCTGTTGATGTTACGGAAGTGGCCGGAGCCGCTGGCAGGTTGGTCGTGTCAATCCTTGGCCCCCTGGAATCAATGGCTATTTTTAACGCCTCGTATTCAGCAACAAGATTTTTAACCTCTGCTGAAGCTGGCTTAAATCCTTTATCAATAAGTGACTTAATCCCGCTTTCAAGCGCCTTTAACTTGGCTATATCTTCGTTTTCGCCAAATATCTGTGCCTTTGCAACCTCTTGGCTAATTTCTTTAAGAACGTCGGCATAAGCCCCTGTTGCCTTGGTAAGATCCTCTGTAGAGTCGGTTAGCTTGTTGTTTGCCGCATCTGCAAGTGCCTGTTGTGTAATTACACCAGACAGTACCGTGCGCTCTGCCTCTAAAGCCTTTGTTTTATTAACAATGTTAGTCGCTGCTGTTTGCGCTTGTTTAGCGGCAAACCCTGAAACATTGCCCAAACTTAAAATGGCATTACCAACCGATTGAATGATGGAAGGCTGTGCCGTCTTATTCAGGTTTAGCAACTCTTTTTCAATCTCTACAAGCCTATCCTTTGCCGCTGTAATCTTTGCCACCCGGATAAGCTCCGCGCTATATTTCGCCGTGGCCGCTGTAATCGCTTCAATATCTCCTTTACCTACCCGTATCCCTCCAAAATATTCGGGGCTTATCCGGTTAAGCTCTGAAAGTATGGCCTTCTTTTGGTCAAGTGTAGCGCCTTCGCTTTTGTATGCCGCTACCAGGGTGTCCACCTCTGATTTTTGCCCTGCTACGCTTTCAGCCGCTTTTCGGTTAACCTCGCTTAGTGATTTTTGCGCCCGCTCTGCATCGGTAAGCTGCGAAGAAAAATGAGTATACGCCGCCGCCAATAATCCGACTGCCGCAATAAGCCCACCAATTACAGTTAACTTCATTGCCGTGTCCAGGGCTTTAAAAGCTGTTATGCCTGCTTTTACGCTGGATAGGACATTTGCCCATATTGACACAAACGTTCCGGCAAATTGCTTAATAGCTCCAAAGGCGCTCACCACCGGCCCCGTGGCAATGACAATGCCAGCGAGGGAAAGGATTAGTTTTTGCACGCCGCTGTCGAGGCTTGCAAAAGCATTTGCAGCCGCCAAAAGTCCACCTGAAAAAGATTCTATTAAGCCCGTTACATCAAAGGCCGTATTTATAGCCAAACCCACCTTTGCAGCGCTCTGCTTTAGGCTGTCCATCGCATTGCCAATCCCGTTCTTTATACCACCCTCTACCCGTGGCAATTCCTTTGCCGCCTCTGTGATGCGCTGGACAAACTCTTTGCCGCCCACACCCATTTCCCGGATTGCCTCCACACTTTGAGTGCCAAAGGCCTTTTGCATAAGCTGGGCAAGGCCGGGCATATTTTCAGACAAGATAGAAACGTCTTCCTGAAGGACGCGCCCCTTGCTGATCATTTGGGCGAATTGCCGCGTTACGTTGTCAAGCTCCTGAGCCGTTCCGCCCGTGGCTGCAATAGCGTTACCCATCTGGATAAGCGTTTCACGGGCTTCATCCGCTGCAAGGCCAACACCCTGCAAACGAACGGAGCCCCGAACGGCTTGCTCTACACCAAGGCCGGGGTTTTTGGCCGCTTCAGTCAGTTTGTCCAACTCCGCCGCAGCCGCTTCACTACTTCCTAACTGTGATTTTAAAGCAAGGGTAAGGCTTTCAATATCGCCCGCCGCTTTGATGGATGCAGCGCCAAAGGCTGCCAATGGAGCCGATAAGGAAAGTGTAAGGTCTGTACCGATCCGGGACAGCTGTTCGCCGCTTTTTTGAAGCCGCTTAGAAACGTTCGCCAAAGACTTCTCGTCAAACAAAAAGCCTATCCTAAGAAGTAAGTCTTTAGCCGTCATTTTGCGCCTCCTTTGCTTTTATGTAGCGTTCGTACGCTTCCGGGTTAGTCATTTTGAGTATTAAATCGGCCTCCTCATCAAACTTCTTTAGCTCCTCAATGGATTGTTTGGGGAATACCACTTGCCGCATTTCCCAAGGGAATTTACCCAATTTTTCAGGGCTTTTAACCTTAGATCCTGCCGCCTTTAAAGACCAAAATCCTATGTACCTGGCTTGTTCCCAAGACTGCCGACTTTCGTCCCTCTTTGCCTTTTGCAAGGCATACAAATAGCGTGGCGTACAAGACCAAAACTCATCTTCCTTTAATCCAGCCGCCGCCCCCATCTCGATCAACCGTTGCCATCTTAGGCCATCACTTTCACTTTCGGGGGCTTCGTCTTTTTTTCGCCGTCGCCCTCCTGCTGCTCTGCTGGAAATGCGTCTGTGAACATTACGGCCGTTTGATTTAGCACTTCAGGGGTCATCCATTCTGCTACATCGTCCTGATTAAAAGAAACTGGCACTTTTTCATGCCTATGCCCTGCTACAAGTCCGGCAAAGAGCAAGTCAACCATCAAAGTGATTGAAACCGCCCCGCCTGCCATCTTTGCAAAATCCTCCAGGGCATTGCGTCCGGTACGCTGTTCGTATTGGTACAAAGCACCAAAACCAAAACGCACCGGACGCTCTACGCCATCCAAATTCAAATAGGTTGTCATTCCATGTTGTTGTTTGATTAGCTGATTGTAGCCATAGCAAGTGCGCCTGTTCCCTGGATCTCAAAATCCACGGTTACGGCCTCATCATTGCCGGAGCTATTCATAGTCCAGCTCGAAACATAGCCCGTGCCGCTCCATTTGCGGTCACCGCTTGCTCCGGTCTGGAAGACTACGGAAACGGTGCCTTGCCCGTCCCATTTGTCGAAAATACCCGTCGTGGATGTGCCAAAACCAAGGGTGGCATCATCCGCGTAGTTTAGCGTTCCGCTTGCTGTCCAAGATTTTGAACCGGGAAGGAAAGCAGAGTTTGCCCCGCTGTCTTTACATGTTGTTTCGAACATGTTTGTAGAGCCGGAGATAGAAACATCTACCTGGCACGTCAATGCAGTCGCGCCAAAATATAGCTTCATGTTTTTTGCCAGAACTGTACCAACTGTCTGTGCCATAGTGTAGTGTGTTTATTTGTTTATTTTGTTTTGAAGACCTTTGGGCCTTTTCTTTCTTCTTCCTGTTCCATCGGCTGATATAAGCCTTCAGGCGCATCCGGTACGGCGCATGCATCCACCAAAACGGGTGCGCTTACGGAGTACCTTAATGCTCTTGTTCCTTCCTCAGTAGGGGCCGCAAAGCCCTGTGATATGCGCTTTTCACAGTCTGACTGCGAGTGTTCAGCTACCCATCCGGGCAAGAAGGTCATGCCGTGTTCGTCTGTGAATTGCTTTGTGTATCTGATTTTCATTTTGATTCCCAATATTTCACAATTACGCGGCTTAACTTATTTGCCGCTTCTTTTAGCGTTGCAGGCCCGGCCGTTGCTACTGCTTTTTCCAAGAAGTATTTACCCGGCCTCATTTTGTCGTTTACACTTCTTGTTGGGTAGTTGACAGTATGGCCATAGTAGCCATCGTACACACCGCGAAGCCTTGCACCGACAAATACAGATGTTTTAGCCCGCCTAAAACTTAGCACACCAATAGATCGCTTCAGGTTCCCAGGGCGGTAAGACGCAATTACCCTACCTTGTCCTTTTGCCGCTTTCGTTTGGCCTGGCCTCAACTTAGGATAGCGATTATGTGGCTTCTTACCGACCGGAGTAACAGACTTCACAGCCGCCGACAAAGGACGCGCCGCCGCTTTTAGCTCTTTTTTTGCATCCCGGTACAATACCGGCCCGATCTTTTGAACGGCTGCAATCACCTTGTTTAAATCCGCCTGAAGTTGTGCGTCTATCATACTTTTATAGTTAGCACATACGTTGCAGACCGGCCAATCAATAGCCTATCTTCGCTGTATATGTCTTCACTTCCCATGTATTTGCAAGTCTCACACGTAACCCCGTTTGAGGTTCCTGTCTGAAAATCCATTGCCGTTCTCACCGCCGTGTCTATTGCATCGAGTGAAGTGTAGGCCGCTTGCCCAAACTTTACGTCAGCCCAGATATTCAGCGTTACCGTAGCGCGGTCGTGGTAGCCCGCCCTATCCTTCATGTTGCTATCTAACGGCTTATTGTCTACACTGTACACAATGGCCGGATAGATCGCATCCTGGGGCAATATCATGGGGTATATCCGCGTACTTACAAGCGCCGTAACGCCCGCCGTGCCGCTTAACTTCCCGTATATGTATTTCCCCGTGTTCATTCCACTGATTCACAAGTGAACACCTCAAACTTCCTTGCACCTAATATTGCTAAATACAGCACGTCGTAAGTCATGGATTTTGAGCCGTCGATGTTATGTATAATCCTCATTTTGGGCAGGATGTCGCCACGGTAGCGCATCGTAATTCGCGCCCGCTGCAGGCTCATTTCCTGATCCCCAAAATACCTTTCATCGTTACCCGTAACCGGATATTCAACCAGCGCCCAATCAGTCCGCAAATCCGCCCACGTGTTGACCTGTTCGCCATTATCGCCCCGCGTTGTTGTGAACGTTTGAACCGTTACCCGTTCCCGTAGGGAAGAAATAGACGGGATGGATTGTGATATGTTGGCAGTCGTGTTTCTCATATCAGATTAACCCTGGACAGCGACAAAAGCGCGTAAGCACTCCGAGCTGTTGGATTAGCGCCATTTTTCAGGATCGGTATATCTTCCCTGTTTTCGTACATCATGCCTATCTGCAAAAGCATGGCCGTTTTTACATTGGCATCTACATTTTTGGCCGACGTTGTGCCGGCCTTGTATGTGATACGCCATAAATTAGGCATCTGGTTTTGCAAAGAGATAGACGGCGGTAGTGTGCTTTTAGAAACCACACGCGGAGGGTAACTGTAAGTGTCCACCGTATAATTGCTGCTTGCCCATGTTGTGTAGGCCGCTGCGTCGTTACGGTATTCTACTTTTGTAACCTCTGTAAGCGGAGCCATTGCCAATTCAAAAACGCCGTATTCCGGGAAGAAGTCCCAAACTTCTTCAACCGTTTGCTCAATCAGACACACACCCGCGTGACGTTCCGCCCATACCCGCGCTGCCTTAATTAGCGCACGAATAAGGTTATCATCCTCCGCCACATCCGGGTGAACCTTCAGCCAATCTTTAGCCTCGCCCAAAGTGATCGGTTCTTCTGTCGGTGTTGTCGTTATCTTGAACGCCACGTTTTTCGGTGTTACGCTTTACGGTTGCAGTTTCTCTAATATCGGTGTGGGTTGCCTGGACTTCTTCAGCTTCGCCGCTGTCAATCAAGAAAGCGCCGTTATGCTCTGAAACCCAGGCCACCCGCCCCGATTTTTTCAACTTCACGTACATCTTACGCCTGCAGGATGTACTTGATCGCGCTTGCGTTTACAAGGTTGGAGTCCAAACGGAGCCATCCCATAAAGCCCACTGCACGTTCAGCCCAGTAAAGGCTTTCGTTACGGCTCAAATTGATGCCACCAATACGGCGAACTTTGAACTTGCTAAAGTCACCGAAATAGATGTGGCGTTTGGCAGTAACAGGAAGGCGCGTTGTGCCGTTTGCCGCTTCCAGGTCATTGTTAATGTAGATCGGCATACCAAGCAAGCGGTCAGGCTCACCAACAACCAAAGACGGGGTGAAAATCTGCACCGTGTCAGTGTTACCCACGTCAAGCGTGCGCAAGTAGCCCAAGATAGTATCGTGCATCATCCAGCCCACGTTTGGCCCGGTACGGTATGCTTTGTCGATAGAGTGCTGTGCGCGGATTAGTTCAAGTTTTGTGATTGCCGTGCCGCCGCCAGTTGTCAGTGCGCTGTTAGTTACGGTGGTAGTCAGACCGTACGGCTGGTTTGTGCCGGTTCCGTTGGTCAATAGGCTGTTAACAGCGCGACCAAGACGGGCAGGCAGCAATTCGCCCAAAGTAGTCTGTACCAGTCCAACGCGGTTGTCATTCATCAACTCGTTAGACATTTTAATGATCTTTGAGTCGACCGTATAGTCACCAAACAAGACGTTACCAAAGGTCAAATCCGAAACCGTGGTGCCAACGCCCTGAGCAATGACAGCGCCGTTCACACCCGTGTCATCCAAGGATGGGTATTTAAGCGTGCCGCCTACTGTGTCGTTCATAATCCCGGCCGCTGCCAACATACCGCCGTACCACTTCATTGCAACCTCCAATTCGTTGGAGAATTGCTGCGGAACGGTAAATCCACCAAGGGAGTCGGTAGATCCGATCTGCGTAGAAGTGCCGCGTGTTTCGAGCATACGCAGTTCTTCTTCATTCAGGCGGTTTGTCCCGCCGTGTGGGCTTACTGTCCAGCGCCAAAACACATCATCATACGTTGCCTGTGTTTTTTCGGTAGTGCTTGTGTTTTTGCCGTTGCGGTCGCGTTCCAGCATTTCGGCTTCAAGTGCCTTTTGCTGCTCGTCTTCGATTTGGCGGGCCTGAATAGCGTTGGTCAGGTCTGTGAAACGCAGATTTAGGTCAATTTCCTTTTGCTTTGCGAGTGGGTCTGTGTATTGCCCGTTCTCGTCCTTTGCAGCCCGGAGGTCTTTGAGTTCAACCCAGACCTGCTGCCTTTTTTGGAGTAATTCGACTGTGTTAGCCATTGTGTTTGTTGTTTGTGTTAAACTAAAAGCTGCAATTGCTCAAACTCCTCGTCAGTCATTGCAGCAGGTTTATCTTCTCGCGTTTCCGCGCCTTTTTCTTCGCTTCTTTGCCCGTTAACGGTGCTGATTATTTGCGCCTCTAATCCGATCATTCTTTTCAAGGCTTCGCGTGCCTCTGTGATCGCATCGCGTGTTTCCTGGTATAGTTGGGAATTGTCTGGGTCTGCTTGCATAAACTTTTCCAGATTACGCAGCCTCCACGACGTTTCTTCCATTGTCCAGTTGACTTGCTGGATGAAGTAGGCGCTATTACTTACGCTCCAATCCTTGTCTTCATTTGCCCGGTCTTCCTTTTCCGCCGCTTCCATTGCTTCCAAAGAACGAGCGCCAATAGATGTATCAGGGTAAGCAGGTTCCGAAACCGGCCCCATCTCATACACCCCGCCAAACTTGGTCACTTCCCGGAACGCTTTACCGCCCCGCATAGACCACCGTTCGCCGTCGGGCGCAATAGTGAACTGAAAAGAACTACCCTGCGTATCGCCCCGCTGTACAGAGATAAATACATCTTGTCCGGTTGGGCTGTCTGGTAGATCAACTTCGTACCATACGCCCGTCGCGTCTGTGCCTGTGCGCATGGTTCCTGAAGCGGCATTCCCTAATAGTCGGTTACTGTCGTGGTTGTGCATTGCCAGCATCCGGGACGTGTCAATGCCATCCATAGCCTCCGGCCGTATAACTTCCCGGAACACCCGACCACCGGCCCGTAGATCCACGCTTTCTTTGTTGAAGACAATGCCGTAACCGCGAATCGTGCGAGATTCAGCATTTACGACCTTTGCCCGCGTTTCTTCGTGCAGGATGTGGCGCGTTTCCAGATCGCTATTCATCCGCCGTTGTTCCTGGTTCTTCTTCATTGTCTATTTCTTTTGTGCCTTTAGGCTCTTTTTCTTCTACTTCCGGCTGCTCTGGCAGCTCTATTTCCCCTTCCTCGTTTACCCGCGTAACACCGGCCTGTGCAAATGGGAGATTACCCCAAGGCACCTCGTTCATATTATTCATGCGCCTAACATCATTGATGGTCAGCACCATGTTTTTGAGCATTTTATCCTCGTACTCCGCCCGGCTTTTCATATCGCCCCGCATCAAGTTTGTCATATCGAAGCGGTGGAAAATTGTACCGTTTATCTTTTCGTCTTGCGTTAGTAGCTTGACATCACACTCCGCCTCAAATTGCTCCGCCCACGGGGTTAGGCAGTACTTCACAAAGCCGTTATCCATCATTTCAATGTTGTTGAAAGTGGATCTGTCGAGTACGTTTATCATGTGGGCAGGAACGCCGAAAATGCGGCACGATTCATAAGCCTGAAACATCCGCGTTTCGTTCAGCATGGCCTCCTGTGGGTTAGTGCCTATCTTGGTATAGCTTGCACCCGCGTCCAGTACCATAATGCCGCCCACATTCTTTACACCAGCGTGTTTTTTCTGGATACGATCCTCTATTATATCCCTGGCATCCTTTGAAAGTCCCTGAGGGAAAGCTACTATGCCATCAATAGCGGCATTATTTGAAAAGAAGTTATGACCGTAGCGTGTCGCGTCTATGGATGTGGCAAAAGAACTATTAAACTGGTTTGAAATGTTGATGCCCTGCCACCCGTCTATTGTCATGCCTCTCAGGTGTATCACTTCCCACGGGTAGAGGATCTCAAAGGTTGCCTGTGTACCCATTTTTCGGGAAACGGCATAATAAAGCGTCCCATCTTCGCGCTGGTAGATAACCACATCTTCAGGAATTAGGCGTTCCAGCTTGTACGCCCGGCCGTTACCCTTAAAACTAATCTTCGCGTATGCATTGCCAAAGCAAGCATCAGCAAACATATCCCGGCGGAAATTGTAGGAGGTTGTGTGGGGGCTTGGCTCTATTGTTTCCATTGCCCACAATGGATGCCCCACGGCATGTTCAGCGCCTTCAGGTGTGCGGCGAAACGGGGCAAACGGCAAAGAGGCAAGCGTGCGACTTACCACATCAACCGCCGCAAAAACGGCCGGTACTTGCAATGCCTTTTGTCTGGTAACAACGCCGGAGCCGGAAAAGATAGAATCGTACAGCGTACCCCACCCGGACGGGCCGGAGCCATAAGGAAGCGTGTTAATATTCCTTGATGCCGCCTGTCTTGCCTGATCCCAGGGCGCTTCTATGCTTATATTAAATCCAAATAGCCGCAAATCCAAACGTTTACACAAAAATAAAGGCCGGGTTTTGCCCGGCCTGCAAAAAAAGGTTATCTAAAAACCTGTTTTTTCCTATTTTTATACCATTTGCATTTTGCGTTAAGGAAAGACTGGTAAGATTTAAACCGCCGCCGCCCGTGTTCTTTTACCACAATTTCCTCAGCAGCATAGTAAGCCTGATCCATCCTGCCACACTCGACAAGCTGTTCTAACACCAGCACCCAAAAGTCTTTCATGCTTAGTGGGTGTGCGCATCCCCTCACGTGCTTTTCTTCAGTCAATTACCCCGACAATTTCATTAAAAAAAGTACTGCAATTTATTGGTTTTCTTTTGGTTGTGTGGTTTTTTTGGTTTATTTTTGTACGACATTTTAAAAATCAACCGGGCTGGGTTGAAACAAGAATTTTTAATGCCTTTGCATATTCACGGACAGCCCTCCGTGGATTTTGTGAAGGCATTTTTTTTGAACATGGGGAAAGATAAGAAAGATGCGGGGATTATTTCAGGCGTGTCAAATGGTGCGGCCGAATTGATCGAGTTAGAACGCCCATACCGGGTTTCTGTGAAGATCGTAGGGACAACAAAAATGCTCATGCACTGCTGGAATAACCAAAGCGTGCAGGAAAAAGCAGAAAGTAAAAAAAACAGTGTAAAGAAGAAAACAGACGATCTTGAATCGTACGTGCTTCGTGATGAAAACGGTTTTATCGTAATACCTGGATTAAATTTCTGTGCTGCCATTGCTGGTGCTGCGAAGTCGTTTGCCGATCCTGTTTCGCCACGCAAGTCATTGCGCGACCGCGTTAAGGCTATTATTGTGCCGGAGGAAGAGTATGGCATTTTAAACGGCGGGGTAAAAACATGGGATATGCTGGATTCTCGCCGCGTGGTAATCCAGCGGGCTGGCATAACAAGGACGCGCCCGTGTTTTTTTGAAGGCTGGAAAATAGAGTTTAAACTCATGGTTTTAGAGCCTGAATTTTTGCAGCCTGAAACCCTTTTCAGACTGATTGAAAACGCTGGGAAATTCCAGGCGCTTGGTGATTTCCGACCTACGTTTGGGCGCTTCAGAATTGAATCGTTTACGCATGAGTTAATTTAGGTTTGGCTAAAGGGCGTGGTTAGGTATGGTGGGCTTTGGCGGTGTTTGATGTGGTGCGGTTTGGCTAAAGGGTGAGGCAAGGCTTGGTCCGCTTAGGTTCGGCGTGGTTTGGTTGGGTTTGGCTAAAGGGTGAGGTCTGGCATGGTTAGGTCGGGTAATGTATGGTTTGGCGTGGTTTGGTTGGGTTTGGCAATACGGCGGCACTCTGTTAATTCAGGGTGCCGCCTTTTTTACACCCTATGCACATTGTCCAAAATGCTGTAAATACTCTCCATCCGTTGCCGTGCCGTATTCTCCAGGTTGAAGTCCTGTAAAATCCTGTCCCGGCTTTTGCCCCAAAGCTCCACCGCCGCTTCATACTCCAAAGGTTCCGCCGTCGCGTGTTCCCATGCCTTTTTGCCCGCGTAGTTCGTCAAGCACACACCGCCCGACATCGTAGCCTCAATCCATGCAATGTTTGATTTCGCGTCGTTAAACTGGCAATCAACCAAAGGCTTCCACACCACGTTAAATTTCGCTTGTTTTAGCTTCGCCATGTAGCTCTGCACGTCGTCGTCGTATTCTTCCAGGTGTATGTTTTGCCCGTGGTTCAATGCAGGAAGCACACCCCAAAATAAAAAGCGTTTAGGGATATGTTTAACCCGGTCGTACACCTCGCGCCCCGCCTGGTACACATCTTCCTTTTGCATACCTCTACCGCGCCACATCCAAAAGCCTCTATCCGGTGCCGCCTCCAAAGGCAGGTCGTTGGGCATAATAGCATTGGGCACTACTTCGCCGTTATTCAGGCAGTCGCACTCATAGAGTAGCTGTTCGGTAGACACCCAAAAGTGATCGACATACGTCCAGATTTCCCGCGCTATGTGCGCCCGTGCATGATGGTAGGCCGCTTGGTCGTGGTAGACTGGCAGATTGGTCATTGCGTCGTCAATGTCCAGAATGATTTTAGACCTTCCAACGTCTTTCACCCGCTTCACCACCTCCAGCGTTTCCTTGTCGTTTGGCCGGGACAATACAAAGACATCCGTCAGGTATAAGTCTTCAGCCGTCAGCTTCCTGGTGAAGCGGAAGTTAAACTTGCCCGGATACATTTTGCGCATCTGAGCAAACGGGCGAAAAAGCCGCCACCATGTTACCGCGTTAGCAAGGGGGGATTCAATTACAAGTACATTTATCATTTTTCCATGTTTTGTTCACATTCAAGGACAACGGTAAACCCATTGCCTACTTTATCATCACTATACTGATAATCACACACACGCCACGTTTCACCCTTTATCGGGCTTTCAATATAGCCGCACATTACCATAAAGCTATCAGGTGTCCACCTGCTATGGTGTTCATCACTCGCCCCGATATTTGCCCCGACCTTGTGCCTGTTTAAAAACTCACTGATTTCTGTCAGGGGTTTGTCTTTGTCGCTTTCCAGAGCGTCCCGGTGTGGTACGATCATGTAGATGTACCTTTTTGAAACCCTCATCCATTCTTTGATCGCTGCAATAGGATCATAAAAATGCTCTATCACATGGCTGCTAATTACAAAGTCATAGCTTTTGTCCTTTACTGGAAGCCTGTCACCGGGGGCCACTATATCAACGGGCATCACTTCGCCGCAAAGCCTTACCTGTTCCAAGGCGTAAGGCTCAAAGGCTAAATTTGTGTGGTGGATACGGTCTACATTCAGCGTATCAAGCCCAAAGGCGTTATGCGCCGCGCCGCCTATTTCCAAGCCAGTAAGACCGTCGAGTAATTCATGGGCTAAGGCAGATTCCCGGAATTTTTTACTGTGGTAGATTGGCATGTTTACATTGTTAAAAGGTCAGAATCCAGCAAATAAGAGGAAACGGGGGCAGGCTGGGTAAGCCATGCAAAAATTGACATCGCACTTGCTGAAACCCCGTCGATCTTGTTCGCGCTCTTTGCCTTGTTAGGCTTAATATTGTCATTCGCATCATAATCCAGTACGATGTTTCTAAACATCCAAAGCAAAACCGGATTATCTGCTATCTCTATCTCCCCTGCAAGGATGGTTTTTTCCAACCACTTCAAAGGCTCTGATAAATTGCCGTAGGACTGCCTGCATTGCTTCATCTCAAAGCCCGAATCCGTTAGCTCAGTAGCCATCTGGTAGGCGTTCCATTGGTCAAAGCCAATAGAGCCAATCCGGTGAACCTGTGACCGTTGCAGAATCTCGTTTTTCATAAAGTTGTAATCCGCAATATTGCCCGGTGTCTTTGTGATATGGCCATTAATTACCCAATCCAGGTAATTAGTATCTTCTTTGCGCTTTTCAATCGTATCCTCAGGCAGCCAGAACGTAAGGAATAGCGCCGCCTTTTCGCCCATGTGTGGAGGAAAAAACATAGCCATTGCCGTAACGTCTGAAGTGGCTGCTAAGTCAATACCCAAATGACACGGCCGCCCCTGGTAGTCTTCCAACCTCAAAGGCCGCATAACCGCCTTAATACTTTCTTCAGGAATCCAAATTTTTGGCGTATCCAACCAGCAATTAAAATTCTTAGTCAACACTTGCACCCTGGTAGACGTGCCTTTGTTAATCGCATCTGTTACTTGGTCGCGGAGGTATTGCTCGTTTGGTGTACTGCCTAAATTCGGATTGGCCTTGCGCCATACGGCCGGGTCTTGCCAATCGTCCCCTTCATCCAGTGTGTATATGATCGCAAATAGGTTATCCTGCTTTCGTTCACCCTTTAGCACCGCTGAAGCGTTAGCCCGCTCTACTTTAAAGCATGGGCTTTCCTTGTCAAAACCGGCCGTAGTGATGATGATAAGCATGGGACACTCACGTGATCCCATACCCGTCTGCATTACACCCTTTACAAGGTCTGTTTTATGCGCGTGGTATTCATCTATCACAGCGTAGTAAGGGTTAAGACCGTCCAACGTTCCGTGGTCAGCACTTACCTTCTGAATGAAAGAATCAGTATTTTTAAATACAATGGAGTGGGCGAAAATATCAATGACCTTATCCATTGCAGGGCTGTCTTTCTTTAAGTACCTGCACATCTTTTTTGCCGCCCGGAATACGATGCCCGCTTGGTCTGCCGTGGTTGCAGCCGTGAACACTTGCGCCCCTTCTTCACCCTCAAAGCCAGCCCCGTATATTTCGAGCGCTGCGGCAAATTGCGACTTTCCACCCTTTCGGGCCATTTCGATATATGCCTGTGTGTAGCGTCTGTACCCTGTTTCCCGGCTTCGCCACCCGTACAGCATGGCAATAGAAAAAGCTTGGTTTGGCTGCAGGTTGAAAAATTGCCCGGCTAACTTACCTTCCGTGTGTCGAAGGATGGAAACGAACTTTAAAGCCCGGTTTGCTTGCTGCTCTGAAAAGATAAAAGGGAAAGACGGATCTTTGCTCGCTTCCAGATCATCCAAATGCCGCTTTACTGCCAGCTTTACAAACTCACAGCACACCTCCCGGCCCGACATTACCGCCTCGATATATTGCTCCGCTAATTTCAATTATTTAAAAATGCTTCAAGTGGATCTTCAGGCTTGCGCGGTTCGGTCTTTAATCCCATCCGGGATTTCGGGCTAAAGCCGAACTTGTCGCCCAGCCTGATCAGGATGGCCGCCGATTCATTGTACGCATTGATGGCCGGGTTTTTCATCCGCGCCCCTTTTTCAGTTGTTACCGTTATGCCTCCGGCCTGTATTTCATCCCATGCCGATTCAGACAAAAACCACGCTTCCACATACTTTGCCACCGCATCCAGGTCGGCCGTACTTAATGCGCCCAATTCGTACAGGTTTGTGCATACTTCGTTCCACTTTTCCCGGTGTTTCTTGTCGTATTTCGCCGGGGGTTGTGGTATGTGTGAAACCAGTTTTACCTGGTTTTCTGCCCGGTTTTCGTGGCGTGAAGGCCGGTAATTACCCTTCTCTTTATGCGCCGCCACAGACTTTACATTGCTACCTCCTCTTGCCATAATTCAAAACGCTGTTTGCTGTACATATTTGTTTACGTGGGG